TTTACGCGCGCTTGACCGCGCAGAAATGTCGCGCCGCCGCGTCGCTCCTGCGTGACATCTACCTCGGCGCCGACATCCCGTGGGCGCTCAAGCCGCCGGAGAACCCGCAGGTCCCGCAGCAGGTGCTCGGCGCGATCGACAAGCTGGTCAACGCGGAAGCCGCGATGGTCTCGCAGCAGCTCGGCCAGCCGGCGGACCCGCAGGATCTGCACGATCGCAAGACCGCGCTGATCGAGGAGGCGGAAGAGGCAGCGAAGAAAAAGGCGGCCAAACAGGCCCGCGCCGCCGGCGAGAAGATCGAGGACATGCTGCGCAAGGGCGGCTTCTATCACGCGCTCGCGGAGTTCCTCGTCGACCTGCCGATCTTTCCGTTCGCCGTCATCAAGGGCCCCGTCGTCAAGATCGTACCCACCGTGGTGTGGCCGCCCGGTGGCGGCGCGCCGACGGTGAAGCAGGTCCCGACGCTGACCTGGAACCGCGTCAGCCCGTTCGACATCTGGTTCACGCCGGGTGTCGCAGACATCTCGAACGCCAACGTAATCGAGAAGCTGCGCACCACGCGCGCTGAACTGAATGATCTGCTCGACCTGCCGGGCTACGACACCGCAGCGATCCGCGCCGTGCTCGACGAATACGGGCGCGGGGGTCTCTACGACAACTGGGACACGACGGACGCCGAGCGTAGCGTGCTCGAAAATCGCGAGAACCCGGCCTGGAACAGGTCGGCGATGATCTCAATGATGGAGTTCAACGGCAATGTGCAGGGCCGCATCCTGCAGGATTATGGCCTCGCGGTGCCAGACGAGCTGCGCGATTACCACGTCAACGTCTGGGTGATCGGCTCGCACGTCATCAAGTGCCACCTCTCGCCGAGCCCGCGCCAGCGCCACCCGTATTTCATCACGAGCTACGAGAAGATCCCCGGCACGCCTGTCGGCAATGGGCTCACCGATCTGATCCTCGACCTGCAGGAAGGCGCCAACGCGACGCTGCGCTCGCTGATCAACAACCTGTCGATCGCCTCGGGGCCGCAGGTCGTGATCAACGACGACATGCTTGCGCCGGAGGAGAACGGCGAGGACATGTATCCGTGGAAGCGGTGGCACACGCGCAACGACCCGGTCTCTAGCGGCGCACGTCAGCCGATCTCGTTCTTCCAGCCGCAGAACAACTCGCAGCAGCTGATCCAGTGCTTTCAGGAGTTCGTCGCGATCGCGGATGACGTCTCGGCGATCCCGAAATATGTCGGCGGCAACGCCGGCGGCGGGGCAGGGCGCACGGCGTCCGGTCTCGCGATGCTCATGGGTAACGCCTCGAAGATCCTGCAGACGGTGTCCGCCAACATCGACCGTGACGTGATCGAGGAGAGCCTGCTGCAACTGTTCGACCTGCTGATGCTTACCGACACCACCGGCCTCCTGACCGGCGAGGAGAAGGTGACGGTGCAGGGCGTCAGCGTCGCGATCCAGCGCGAGACGTTGCGCCAGCGTCAGATCGAGTTCCTGACGGCGACGAACAACCCGACCGACATGAAGATCATGGGCATCCGTGGCCGCTCTTCGGTGCTGCGCTCGGTGTCGACGACGATCGGCATGCCCGGCGAAGACGTCGTCCCGTCGGAGAGCGCGATCGAGAAGATGCAGAAGGAAGAGCAACAGCAGCAGGCGCAGGGCGGCAACATCGACGCGCTGATCCAGCAGGCGGTCAACAAGGGCGTCGAGGCCGGCGTCAAGCGCATCTCGACCGAGCTGACATCCGGCGTGCTCGCCGCGCAGGCGCACATGCCCGAAGGCCCGCCGGCGCACATCGGCACGCCCGGCGCAATGCCCGGGCCGCAGACCAACAATCCGGCGATGGACCTCGGGCATCCGCAGAACCAGCCGGGCTCGATGGAGCACGCGGCCGCGCAGTCGCAGGGCAATCAGATGCCGAAGCTGTCGCAGTCGATGGGGCCGCAGACGCACCTCATGGGCACTGGACAGCCGAAGCCAGGCGGTAGGGTCACGGGAGGGGTTGGATGACGGCGCCGATCAACAAGACCGTGCGCGTTCTCGGGCCGACCGGTGCGACCGGCGTGATCGAGCGCGTCCACATCCTGCCGAGCTTCACCGGCCCGACCGGCACATTTCCGATCTGGCTGCAAGCCGCGACCGGCGCAACGGGATTCAAGAACGTCGTCGACGCGACCGGCATGACCGGTCCGAACGGCGAGATCAAGACCGTGATCATCAGCGGCTATGTGGGGCCGCGTTAAGGAACGCATAACGGCTTCGACCTGTAACCGAACGAACAACACACCGGGGGATTTGCAACCATGGCCATCCTGTCTTCGCGCAATTACGACCGCAACATGCTCGGCGTCGTGCTGAAGCAGTGCGTCGATGCGATCAACGCGGGCAATATCGGTGGTCCCACCGGTCCCGCAGGTGCGGCTGGCCCGACTGGTCCGTCGCAGGGTCCTGTTGGTCCCACCGGCACCGCCGGCGTCACGGGCCCGACTGGCCCGGCCTACGGTCTCCCTGGTTCGCAAGGTCCGCAAGGTGCGCAAGGCGCAACGGGTCCGACTGGTCCGACGGGTGTAGGCGCCACGGGCCCCGCAGGGCCGTTCGGTCCGAGTGGTCCCGCAGGTGGCCCGACTGGCGTCACGGGCCCGACGGGTTCGGGTGTCACCGGCCCGACCGGTGCAGCTGGCCCGACCGGCGCGACGGGCGCAGCCGGTCCGACCGGTACCGTCGCCATCGTCGTGATCCCGCCGACCGCCGACCCACATGTCGTAGGCCAGGTCTGGAGTAACGCCGGCGTGCTCACCGTCTCGGCCGGCTAATAGGAGACGCGTATGGCAAACCCTCCTCTTGGCACGCCGTTCAACAGCGACGCCATCCTCGATCCGGGTCCGCATCAGACCTACGACGACAACACGATCCCGGTCGTGTTGAAGTCCGTCGCCGACGTGATCAACGACAAGGACATCCTCGGGCCCAACGGCGCCCGTGGTGCCACTGGTCCGACTGGTCCCGCTGGCGGTGCGACGGGCGTCACCGGATCGACCGGCGTCAGCCCGACGGGTCCGGCGTTCTGGGGCAATGGCCCTACGGGCAACACGGGCTACGTCGGTCTGCAAGGTCCGACCGGCTTCACCGGCGCGCTCGGCGCCACCGGCCGCGCAGGAGATACCGGCCCGACCGGTAGCTCGTCTGGTCCCGCGGGTCCGACAGGTCCCGCATCCGCGACTGGCGCGGCTGGTCCCACCGGAGCAGCGACGGGCCGCACGGGTCCGCAAGGTGCGCCCGGTCCGGTTGTGAACAACAAATGGGCCCCGCCGTCGACCGACCCGTTCATCGCCGGTGCCGTCTGGAACCCCGGCGGCCAGACCGGTGTCGGCAAGCTCGCAATCTCCACCGGCCAGTAACAACTGGCCGGCTTCCCCTGATCCCCAACCAGGAAAGCCCCACAGCAGATGCCCTCAGCACAGCTATGCCTGAACATAATCGTGAAGAACGAGCGTGATCGCATTATTCGCGCGCTCGACAGCGCCAAAGAGCACATCATCACGTTCGCGATCTTCGACACCGGATCAACTGACGACACCGTTGCGCTGATCGAGCAGTGGAGCAGCGACAACAACATCAAGGGCATCGTCGCGCACGGCTCCTTCGTCAACTTCTCGCAGGCCCGCAACCAGGCGCTCGATCTCGCGCGCTCGTGGCACAAGCACCCCAACGCACCATGGTTCGACACGCTGCTCTTGATGGACGCCGACATGGAGCTGGTCGTCGAGCGTGATGACGCGTTCGACGTCTCCCACGGCGTCATGTTCCATATGGTGCAAAAGGCGGGGGCTGTCTCTTACCACAATCCGCGGCTGCTCTCGATCGCGTCGCCGGCGAACTACATCGGCGTCACTCACGAATATCTCGACACGACCCCGGCGGGCTGCATCCAGGGCGCGCATTTCGTCGACCACGCCGACGGCGCCAACCGCAAGGACAAGTTCGCGCGGGACATCAAACTGCTGCGGGATGACCTGCGAGCGGACCCGGACAACGCGCGGTCCTGGTTCTACCTCGGCAACAGTTACCGTGACAGTAACCGTCCGGACGAGGCGCTCGCCGCCTATCACCGCCGGCTCGAACTCGGTGGCTGGGACGAAGAGAACTTCATCACCCAGTGCAACATCGCCTGCTGCTACAAGGAGCTGGGCGAGGAGGCGAACTT